TACAGTTCATACGACAACAACAACTTCTTAGGTCCTATACCTTCTGCATCTATCACACCAACAGATTTAAGAGGACTTAATGGCTTCTTTAACCTTGATTATTGCTTTGTTCATCCAAGTGCATCGAGAACGGATGATAGATCAACATTCACAGCAGGTCAATCGGTATCAGGATCGGTATTGAAGGGTCTAGATATTTCAAACATCGCTAAGTTCAGTATACCACTGCAAGGTGGATTTGAGGGTATGGATATCTCAGCTCCAAAATATGTAGGAGAGGACATTACACCAGGAAACGTATCAGGATTTAACTGTACAACATCAACTACAGCAGGCTCTCAAGCTTACTTTAAAGCTTTAGGAATCATAGGAAATGGTGAGGAGTTTGATATTAACATGATTGTTACTCCTGGAATTAATGCAGATGACCACTTAGCTGTAGTAGCTAAAGCAATCGAAGTAGCTGAAGATAGAGGTGACACCTTTGTAATTGTTGACCCTGTAAGACAAGGAAGAACTATTGGTGATGCCATTGGAGCAATCACAGATGCAAACCTTAACAGTAGCTATGCTGCTACTTATTGGCCATGGGTTAAGATTATCGACATTACTCGCAATAAGCCAGTATGGGTACCACCAAGTGTTGTTCTCCCAAATGTATACGCATACAATGATACTGTAGCGTTTGAATGGTTTGCTCCAGCCGGATTAAATCGTGGAGGAATTTCTGAGGCAGTAGACGTTGAACAAAAGCTGACTTTCTCGCAAAGAGATGTATTATATGAAAACAAGATCAACCCATTAGCAACTTTCCCAAATCAGGGTGTATGTGTATGGGGTCAAAAGACGCTTCAATCTAAGCCAAGTGCTTTGGATCGAATTAACGTACGTCGTTTAATGATTTCGTTAAAGAAGTATATCGCAAGTGCTACAAGATACCTGGTGTTTGAAAATAACACTACTGAGACACGTCAAAGGTTCTTGAATATTGTTAACCCTTACTTGGAGAGAGTAAAATCTCGTCAAGGTTTGTACGCTTTCCGTGTAGTAATGGACGAGACAAACAACACTCCTGATGTGATTGATAGAAATCAGATGTACGGTCAGATTTTCTTACAACCAGCTAAGTCATCGGAATTTATTATTCTTGACTTTAACATCCTACCAACTGGAGCTTCATTTGAAAACGCATAATAAACTAATAAAACAATAAAGCACAATGGCCGAAAAAATAGTTAGCCCTGGAGTCTTTACAAACGAAAAAGACCTGTCATTTTTGCCAACTGGCGTTGCTTCGATTGGTGCTGTAGTATTAGGACCTACAACAAAAGGTCCTGCCTTTGTGCCTACAGTAGTAACCAGCTTCGAAGACTTTAAAGCCAAGTTTGGTGATCTCGATGAGACAACATATATTCCCTACACTGTAAAAAGCTACTTACGTAACGCAAGTAATGTGATTGTAGTGCGGGTAATGCAAGAAGGTGGGTACTCAACAGGAGTATTGCACATTTCTTATGATACAACACTTGTGGGTGTAATTCACCCAAGTGCAAAAAACCTTGGATCAAACGGATACGACCTATCAACATCAATTCTTGCCAGCTCAGGTACAGCAACTGGTAAGTTTGGAATCACTTTATCGGGTTCAGGTGTAACAGCACAAGCTGTAATTGCTTCCGGAGCAGCCACCTCATCAATAGCTTTTGATCGCGTATTTGGTACAGGTGTCAAGAGTGATAAAAAAGGATTTATGTATCTTTGGTTTAAAGACTTTGCATCCTTAAACCAGGATACAGCAACCTTGGCTCCGACAGTAGGAAATGCAAATCTCGATTTGAGTGGTACAACTTACGGAGCAGCGCAAAAAGCAGCTACTCCATACATCACAACTCAAAGATTATCAGGTCAAAATCCACAAAAGCTGTTCCGTTTCATATCACAAGGACATGGAGCAGACACTAACACAGCTTATAAGATCAGCATTATTAACACACTTTTACCAGGAGACGATCCAGCAACAAGCTACGGTAGCTTTACTGTATTAGTTAGAGAGCATGGTGATACGGATCAAAGACCAGTTGTATTGGAGACATTTGTAGGTTGCAACCTTGACCCAGACTCTACAAACTACATAGCTCGAAACATTGGTGACAGATACGCTCAAGTTAACTCTGACAACACTATAACATACAAAGGCAACTATGCAAATAGAAGTAAGTATGTGTATGTTGAAGTAGCTGATGCTGTTGCTAAGAA